GTTGGATCCATTGGCGTATTCACCACGCACGAGGATATGAGTGCAGCCCTGGATAAAGAGGGCGTCAAGGTCTCGCTGATCAGCAAAGGGAAGTACAAGACCGAAGGCAACCCGTACGAGCCGCTGACCGATGAAGGCCGGGCGGCTATCCAGGAGCGAGTCAATGAGTATTACGACGCATTTGTCAATGCAGTCGCCCGCAACAGAGGCGTAAAACCGACCAGTGTACGCAATGGCTACGGTGAAGGCCGCGTGGTGGGTGCAAGCCAGGCCCTGGAAATGGGCATGGTGGACCGGATAGGCACGCTTGACGAGACGGTAAATCGCCTGTTCGGACTTAATTCTATGAATGTCCCGGAGGCGGCGGCTTCCAGCGAACCGCTGCTGACGGAAGACATGCAACGCGAGGCGCAGACCCTCCGCGAACGAGTTCAATCTATCCTGAAGGAGACAAACAATGCTTGATCTAAAACCCTATTTCGACGCCGTAAATACGGCAAATGCGGAAGTACAGCGCATCGCAGCAGAAATCGATGTGCTCTTCCGTGAGGGGTCGGAAGAAAGCAAAGTCAAGGCGCTTGCTCTGCGCCCCGCGCTGGACGAGGCACAGAAAAAGCTGGCCGAGGCGGAATCGTTCTACGAATCAATGCAGACGGCCACCAGGCCGAACGATATCGCCAAGAACTTTGTGCCGATAGCCGACCCGGACCCTGAAGCCGAAGGCAGCCAGCCGACGGTTATCAAACGCCAGGATTATGACCGAATGAGCCTTGTGGATCGGGCGAAATTCGTCAAATCCGGTGGAACTGTGACCGATAAATAAGGCCACATTATCAACGATTATTTTGACTACTAATTAGAAAGGATAACTTTAGGAGAATTGTAAAATGTCTAACACGCTTACCGGATTAATTCCAACGCTATATCAATCCCTGGACGTTGTACTCAGGGAACTGACCGGCTTTGTTCCGGCGGTCACGCGAGACATGAATGGAGAACAGGCTGCCAAAGACCAGACGATCAGCTGGCCTGTAGCCCCGGCATCTAGTGCGGGCAACATCACCCCGGCGACCACCGGTCCTACCCCAACCGACCAGACCATTGGCCCCGGCACCATGACGATCAGCAAATCCCGCTCGGTGGTTTTCGGCTGGAATGGCGAAGAGCAGAAAAGCCTGGGCGGCCTGTATAACCAGATCCTGATCGATCAGTTTGCGCAGTCCATGCGCACCCTGGTCAATGAGGTCGAATCAGACCTGGCGGCGCTGTATATCTATGCCAGCCGCGCTTATGGCACTGCCGGCACTGCACCATTTGCATCTACCCTGGCAGACCCTGCGCAGCTCCGCAAGATTTTATCCGATAATGGCGCGCCGATGGGCGATCTGCAGCTCGTGATCGATACCACGGCTGGGGCAGCCTTGCGCACTTTGGCACAGCTCAATAAGCTGAATGAGTCGGGCGGTGAGATGCTCAACCGCGGCACGCTGATGGACCTGCATGGATTCGCTATCCGCGAGAGCGCCCAGGTCAAAGCCCATACCAAGGGTGTGGGGACCGGCTACCTGGTGGACCTGACCGCCGGCTATGCAGCCGGGCTTACCGCGATCCACACGGATACCGGTCTCGGCCAGATCAAGGCTGGCGATATCCTGACCAACACCAAGACCGGGCGGGACACGAATAAATACGTTGTCAAGACTGGTGGCACTGGGACGACCGGCGTGGATACCGATATCGTGCTGGCCAACCCCGGCCTCAGGATTGCCTGGGTCAACAATGACCCGCTCTCTATTGGCAACAACTATTCCGCTAATATGGGCTTCAGCCGCTCCGCCATTGCTCTCGTAGCCCGTGTACCGGCCATGCCGGCCGGCGGCGATGACGCCGATGATGTGACTACGATCACCGATCCGCTAAGTGGGTTGAGCTTCCAGGTGGCCATGTACCGCCAATACCGTCAGGTTGCTTTCGAAGTGGGCCTGGCCTGGGGCGTCAAGGCCGTCAAGCCCGAAGCGATTGCAATCCTGCTCGGATAAGGCTCAGCCATGACCAACATCCTGACTGCTGCGGAAGCGGCCATCGTGCTGCGCTGCGCGGTGGATGATCCGGATATGCTGCAGCTGTTGCCGATGGTGGATCGCTACGTCATCATTGCCACCGGACGAGATTGGACCGCTGACGACCCGATCCCTGACGAGGCGAAGATGGCTGCGAGAATCTTACTGGTGCGCGCGCACGAAGACCCTGGTGCAATGGCGCAGCCTGCTGCATCTTTGAGCTGGGGTCTCAGCGCAGCTCTAACCCAGTTGGAAGCTGTCGCCCTGGAGATGAGTGGATGATCTTGAATGGCCGTGCGATCAACCCGGGCGAGCTGCGCACTCCGGTCGTGCTGAGGCAGAGAACGGTCACAGTTGATGCTGGTGGTTTCTCGGGCGTCTCCTACAGCGATATCGCCACTGTTTGGGCACGCTGGGAAGACGTGCACGGCTCAGAGGTCTGGGAAGCTGAGGCGATCCAGGCGGTAAGCCCGGCAACGGTGCTGATCCGGTATTATGCCGGATTGGATACGACCTGGGCGATCAAGCTGGGTAGCATCGATTACGAGATCGTTTCGATCGATGATATCCAGCAGAGGCATGAATACATGGAGCTCAAGGTCAGACGGATGCGGAGCGGATGATGGCAGTACGAACACGGTTCGAGATCAAGGGCGTGGATGAATACCTGGAGAAGCTGCGCAAGGCGGGTCAGGATATCGATGCAGTTGCGGACCGAGCCCTGGCAGCCGGTGGCGAAATCCTGGCAGAAGGGATGCGCCGGCGAGTGCCCAAGGACACCCACAACCTGGAGAAGCATATCGGCGTTACCGCTCCAGCAGCAGATGGCAATGTGCACTATGTCGAAGTAGGTGTGCTCGAAGCCGATGCAGATACCGCCAGGTATGGCAATGTCCAGGAGTTCGGAGCAGCAACAACGCCTGCTCAACCCTATATACGGCCAACGATCAAAGAGGACTGGTCAAAAGCGCGCAAGGCCATGAAGCAGGTCATTGTGGATGCACAGGTAGGGATTGAATGAGCGTCTTTGCGGATGTTTATACGGCACTTGCCTCGCTGGGCCTGCCCCTGGCAGCCAACATCTACCAGGCGGCCGAAGGTATCAAGCTGCCTGACCGGTTCCTGGTGTACAGCTTAATCGCATCGCCGCCCGTCCAGGCTGCTGACAATGTTGAAAAGCTGAGGGCTAACTATATCCAGGTCAGTTTGTATGATCGGAGTGGGTTAAACAACCCACCCGATATCGACAGCGCAATGGTGGCTGCAGGCTTTGTCCGAGGTTCCAGGCGGGAAATGCCTTACAACCAACTTACAGGCCATTTCGGCCTGGCAATGGAATATGTAATTTTAGAGGAGTCATAAACATGGCAAATCAGGATGAATATAAATCAACAATTGGTCTCGACAGCCTGTATTACGCACTGATCACCGAAGACAGCGCGGCGGCTTACACCGCAGGCACGCCAGCCTGGCTGGCGCCGGCGGCAGAGATGAGCGTGGAACCCCAGACGGATCTCAGCACGCAGTATGCTGACGATCAACCGTATGACGTGTTTGCTTCTGAGGCCGAGTCAAAGATCACACTGACGATCACCGGGCTGGATGCTCAAGCCAAGGCGGTGCTCACCGGTAAACGTTTCGATGCGGCCAGCGGTCGCGTTTTCGATAACGTTGGCATCCCACCGTATGTGGCCATCGGCGGGCGGGCACTCAAGAGCAATGGGTCATACCATTATTTTTGGTTTCTCAAGGCCGTTTTTGCCACGCCTAAGCTGGAATTCGCAACCAAGGCTGATGCCCCAGATCCAAAGACCCTGACTCTGGAATGCACGGCTATCAAGACTGTGCACAAGTTCGACCAGGGCGGAAGCGTGGATGAGACCTGCAAGGGAGTCTCTGGCGATGAAGATACGGATAATTTCGTCGCCACAACCTGGTTCAGCCAGGTGCAGACGCCCGTGGCGGTTGCGCCGAGTGCCTTATCC